TGAAAGCAAAAGAGGTAATTATTTACGGTAATTATCCAAAGATTCAAAAGGATTATGAAACTTTGGAAGTTCCAGTTGAAGTTCGTAAGTTGAAAGAGCCAGAAAAAACGACTTTGGCCACAGTAAATGTCGCAGTGGGAATTACCCCTGAACTTCAAGCTGTGATGGATGATGCAAAAGCTGAATGTGAAAAGGTGGTTGAAGAAAACACTCAGCTTAAGCAAAAAATTGCCATCTTAGAGCAGGCTGGTGGTAACCAGTCAGAGTTGTTATCTGAGAATTCACGATTAAAAGATGCAGCAGTCTTAGCAGATAAAGCTCTCAAAGATGCTGAAGCTCAAGTGTTGGGTATAAAAACTGAATTTGACGCATTTAAAAACGATATTCCCGCAATGCAAGCACGTATTGCTGAATTGGAAGCTGGAAAAGCGGAAGAAAATCCAGCTACAGAAACGGCAGCTAATGATTTTGAAAATTGGTCAAATGATCAATTAAAAGAGTATTTGGCTAGTAAGAACATTGGCTACAAGCCATCTGCAACAAAAGCAGAACTCCTTAAATTGATCCCTAAGGAATAATGCAATGAGCTTTATTACTGTAGATGACGCAAATTCAATTTTGGGCAGCGATTTTGCACCAGACAGTGATAAAGCTCGTCTGGTAAAGCTGGCAAATGTCTGGATGAAAAAACGGATTGGTTTTGTACCAGATCCAATTGATCCACTTCTTAAAGATGCTGCATGTGAAATTATCAAAGGAATTCTGGCCAAGGAAATTTATAACGGCAAAGACCAGCAGTTGAAGCGTAAGAAAGTTAAAGCTGATTCTGTTGAGTCAGAAAAAGAATATCAAGACGGATCTGAAGCAATCTCTAGCTTTGAACAGATAGCAATTGATTTTATTGATTCACTTGATTTGAAAGATCCAAATGCAAGTTTTAATGGCTTTGGCATTCCACTTTACAGGGCATGATATGGGCTTACGTGACGAAATTCAGGCAGATATTGCCGAAGCATTTAATGAAGATTTATCGGACGCCGTTCATACCTTTACATGTGAGCGGATCTCTAAAACGAATTGGGATCCTAAAACTGAAACGTATGTTGAAGTTAAAGAAAACTATTCTGGCCGTGGCGTTCTGTTTGGCTCATACAGTCAATATGAGATCCAGATACTTGGAGTATTGGCCACTGATAAGAAGGCGACCGTGCTTCAAAATGAAGCGTCCATGACACCTAAAATTGATGATGAATGGCTAACAGCTTTAGGCTCATTCCGGGTTATTCATATTCAACAAGATCCAGCCAGTACAATCTGGAAATGTCAGTTGAGGAAGGTTTAAATACTTGATCTAATATCCTTCTAAAATAGGGGGATATATGGCTAAGAAAGAGTTAAAAAATAAAATTAAACTCGTAGGTTTTTGGACTTTTGGAGGAGTTTTTTGGTACTTGGTTATTAGTTTCTTTTTATTAAGTGAGTATCCAATACAAGACTTCATTTTTGATCATAAAAAAGCTTATGATGTTTTAAAAGATGCTCTAACTATTGCGGCGTCCTTCTTAGCTCCTGTAGCTGCTTTTGTTCTTTTTACTGATTGGCGTGAACAACATAAATTAGTAAAGCTTGAAAAAGATGCGGAGCAAATTATTCATAATATTTACATTGCGAATAAAACTCTATTAACTTTTTTTAACTCTATATGTGTAGGGGAAAAGAAGCAAATGAGTACTTATTTAAAAGTATTTGAATTAAGAAATGATATTTATCTACAAACAAATATGCTTTTCAATGATATTAAAAGAGTAAATTTACATGATTTGAATGTTCAAATGTTCTGTATTGAAGCAGCAAAATCTCTGATAAAAATACGTGAATGCGCTACAGAAATGTTTGAGGTACAAGAAAAGTATGATGCAGATGATTTATCTTATTTAATTGATATTAAAAAAATTTCGAATACTCTAGATGAATTAGTAGTAAATCAGGAAAAATTGAGTGAAATTTCCGTTGATTTAAAAATCTAAAAAAATACTGCCCACTTCGGTGGGTTTTTTTATGGGCGCGAATTAGGAGTTTGAATGGTAAATACAGACTACGTCCCTTTATGGCATATCTCTCCCTTCCAACATGTTCAATATACATTAGCTCGAAATCAGCTTCATATGGATCTGTTATTCGAGGACATGAGCAAGGTTGATCCGTTCTTATCTGTTGAAGGTGCAGCAGCTCAAGTCAGTTACTATTTTGATGGTGCTTATGCAGTTGTTCAGCTTGGTGATACTTCAGAAAGAAATCAAATTGAAGTGTATGGATTGCTTTTACATGAAGCTGTTCATGTCTGGCAAAAGATTAAAAAGCTAATGGGTGAACGAGAACCGAGCTCTGAGTTTGAAGCTTATTCAATTCAGGCGATCGCTCAGGATCTCTTTAAGATGTATGAGGAAAGCGAGGTTAAAAGTCATGGGGTGGAAGGGGAAAAAGCCGACTAGTTTTAGTCTTGAGGTATCTAAAGCAGCAGAAGACCATGTGAAGCATATTGTCATGGATACCGTGCAATCATTAGTTAATTTAAGTCCCGTTGATACTGGTGCTTACCGTGCTTCACATATTGTTTCGGTTGGATCCGCTGATTACGGTGTGCGGGAACCTGAAACGAATCCTATTCAGGATGCAGCGATTCAGGCAATGAAGATTAAGTTAGGCAATTTAGTTTATATCCAAAACAATAAAGCTTATGGACCGCGCTTAGAAAACGGCTGGTCTGATCAAGCGCCACAAGGTATTTATGGCCTCACTTTTAATTTTATTTCTCAAAAGTACGGTGGCTAAAATGGCAATGACTTTAGAGCAGACTAGGCAAGCTATTATTGATCGCATGCAAAGCTTTACAGGTATTGCTCAGGAACGGATTCAGTATCCAAATGCACCAGGCTTTACTGTACCAACAAAAGGTGTATGGTGCCGCTTAACGATTGCAGGCGGTCCGAGTTTTACTTCAGGTATTGCAGATAAGCCATGTACTCGCCGTACCGGTAATATCATGGTTCAATGTTTTGATCGATTGCATACCGGAGAAAAAGCACTAACAGTTCTTAGTGATGATTTGCTGGCACATTTTGAGCATTTTTCATTTGAGGATTTAGAGTGTTTGAATGGCGAATCAATTTATGCAGGTAAAGATGCTGACTTCATTCAATACAATGTATCAATAAGTTTTTTAGTTAACTAAAGCACATAACAAACCAATCTTTCACTACCACCTCATCGGTGGTTTTTTTATGTCTATAGGAATCACTTATGAGCAATTTCGTTTTTAAGCGTGGTGACACTTTCAATTTAAACCTTCAGTTAGTCGATATGGATGAAGCCCTGCAATATCCACCTGATGATGTTCGCCGTGCAATTGATCTCACTGGTTATACATTCACTTCACAAGTTAAAGCTTTGGCTGATGGTGCAGCTGTGGCCACGTTAACTTGTACTGCATTAAGTCAAAGTACACAGAAGGGATGGCTGAATATTAAATCAGGTACAAGCACAGCAGCATGGCCACTTGGTTTATGTCAGATGGATATTAAAGCTGTGGTGAGTGGCACTACACAGCACACTGAAACTTTGACTTTCCAAGTGATTGACGGGGTAACAGCATAATGGCAAATCTAGTATTTAAATTTACATGGGATCATCGGCCATTCCCATATAACACCTCACAGGGCAAGCGGCAGTTTATGTTGCCATTTGCGTCAGGTATTCCCAATCTCGCACCCAACTTTTCTCAAGTAGTGGGTACAGCAGCTATCTCTCAAGGTGGTACCGGGGCGACAACCGCAGCAGATGCTCGAAATAATCTTGGAGCTGCTGCTAGTGGTGTAAATAGTGATATTACTGAGATAAAGGGCTTAACTACAGTACTATCTATTGCACAAGGTGGTACAGGGGGCAACTCTCCATCAAATGCAAAGTCAGCGTTGGGTTTAGGTGATGCAGGTGTTCTTGGTTACTCTCTTACTACAGTTGCCTCACTGTTTTCTAAAACTCTTGTTTCCGAGTGGACAAGCGTTTTAGGTACTAGTCGACTTGTTAATGTAGCGCACGGTGACTGGCAGGGGGGTAGTACAGCTAACTCTCTTTATATGCCTCAGCGATATGGTAGCGTCTTGGGTTATTACTCAACCGATTCTATTGGCACATATGCTTGGCAACTATTTAAAGGTGTCTCTGGTCATCAAATGTCTTACCGTTATGGTGCTGGATCTGATGCATGGTCAGCATGGGGGCATTTAAAGACCAGCTTCAATACATCAGTTGATGCAAACGGATTCTTAAAATCAGCCTCACCAGTAGTTAAGTTGTTTAACGACCATATCGAACTCAATAGTGATGCAGAAAAACAGCCGATTGAATTTAAGAAAGTTGATGTAGGCGATTATTTACTTAAAGGCTCTTTAGGCTTTGCCCAAGAAGGTTGGTACATCGAAGTACCCAAAGACGCAAATGGAAACACGATCGTAGCTGTGGTGTATGACACATTGGAAAACGGTGATCTATCTATTAAGACTTATAAACGTAAGTTTGATTTTGAACTTGCTGCAGTTGTTGCAGACTTGGAATTACCTATAGATATTCCAGAAGGTCGCTGGATTGATATTCGCTTGCATGAAGAACCTGAACCAGAGCCTGAGCCACCGACAACTGAAACACCTTTTGAGTTTCAGCCAACCAATTTATCCGAAGCCGTAGCTGCCGCCATGGTTGGTATAGCTCCGCCAGATCTCTCAGAAGAAACCCAGTAAGGACCCGCTAATTTAGCGGGTTTTTTTACGCCCTCTATTTTTAACGACCCGCTCATGAAGCGGGTTTTTTTATGCCTAAATTTTGGAGAACTATAAATGAGTTCAGGCGCAAAAATTCGATTATATGCTTGTGAAGAAGCAGTATTAGGGACGACTCCAGCAAACCCAATTTGGTACAC